AAGGACCTTTTTATTGGTAGCTTTTACGCGACCAATGTGCTTTAGTTCAGCCATATTAGACTCCTGCTACAGTATTGGCAACTGCTTCATCGGCGGCTGTTTGCTGTGGTTGTTGTTGTGATTGCTGTTGTTTAGATACGTGAGTTAGAAAAGCTTCTAACTTGCTGTATGTTGTACCAACTGCCACCATTTCGTTTGGTTTGAATGCACCACGCGAGCTAGCAATATCAATAATAACTTTGATAGAGTTCAAGTCGTTAATTGTTAGATCTGTGCTATCTGCACTTTGTGGTTGTTGTGTTGCTTCTGTCATGGTATCTCCTTTGAAGTACGTATATAATTATCTCGAATCTAAATGTGGGCAGGCAATTGTGAAAAAACTTAATTCTTTTTCGTTCTCAAAACCAATGGTGGTATTGTAGATAATTGTGTTGTTATTGTCTAATTCTATACCCTGCCCAATGTAGTATCTATGGTTTAAATTCTGTTTAATCCAGCGGTTGAGATTTCTAAGCAGATTTGGATTGTATTTGTCTATGGTTGTGTACTTAAAATGCGGACAAGCGAAATCAACTTTTCTTAAATCGAAATAATTCAACTGATTAGGCTTGCCCGTTTTCAATGCCATTATGCTGTCACCTTGGCTTCTTCGTAGTACGCAAACTCGCCAAATGGCGGAACAATTTTATCGTTACCGTGAATAATGAATACTGTGTCACAGTAGTCTTCATCACCCCATGAGCCCCAAGGATAACCGTCAGTAAACATGATAAACTTCTTGGGCTGAATATCGTTAGCTTTCATGTGATCCCAGTTGGCATCGAATTCAGTTCCACCACCGCCATATGGTTCGTAGCTGTCAAACTCGTCAATGGAATAACCGTCAAAGTCTGCTTCGTTGTACACACGGGTATCGAAACACCATACTTTAATTTTAAAGTCCGTGTACTCTTGCATAATGCCTTTGATTTCGGACATAAAGTCTTTGGCCTGTTCGTCTCCGATACTACCCGACATGTCAATGCCAATGCAGATATCGATTGTTTCCTGAAATTGTGTACCGGGCAAAATTGCACTCATGTGCCAACCTTTGCGGTTAGGACGCATAAACGAGTAATCATTCTTAATAGTACTTTGAATCTGTTGACGCAAAATTTCACGCCAATTCATTTTGGGTTCTGTTAAGTCCTTAATCATACGTGCTACGTTTGCAGGAGTGTTTCCTGCACCTGCGGCTTGTGCCGCCGCAATAGTAGCTTCGCGCATTTCGTCACGAATCTGTTTTAATTCTTCTTTGCTGTAGCTGGGTCGATTGCCATTTGGATCTTGGTCGCCCCAATCAATGTGTTCGTCCAGTAACTGACCAAGGGCATTAAGTTCATCTTCGTCCATTTCGTCAAAGATGCGATCGTAAACTTCTTCAGCACCCATACCGTAGTACTTGCTATCGTGGAAGATTTTAATATCTGGAATATTGTGATCACCGATGCGATCACGTACCAATTGTCCGTTTACACAATAGTCAGCGGCAATATTAAAGATTTTAGCATCACGGCCCTCACGTCGACTCATGTGATCAAATACATTGTGCAAAATTTCATGAGCAATAACAAACTCTACTTGTTTGTTTGAGAGTTTTTCAAAGAACTCACGATTGAAATAAATGTGACGTCCGTCAGTAGCGGCAGTGGGTAACCAGTCTGAACCTTCTTTAATTTGCAAGCGAGTTGCTAGGTTACCAAAAAACGGGTGACGTAACAATAAGCCCACACGGGCTACAATAATCTTGTCAATAATTGGATCTAAATGTGCCATCTCTGCTCCTAAATGTTTGCTGTATGTATATATTATAACACCTCCCGAAGGAGGTGTCAAATGATACAATACTATGTTATTTACGTTTGTCGTCTTTGTCAGTAGCGGCACTGATGTATTTGCCAAACTTGGCATGGAACTCGTCAAAACATTTGATTTCGTCCGGATCCAACGGCAACTTGTAAGTACTTAATGCCAACTTGGTGCCCATAATAACCAATTCTGTTTCAAAATTATCCATGATAAATTGGAAGAAGTTATTAACTTGGTTGTCCCAATTTTTAGCCTTTTTCTCGCAGGCATCTTTCAATTCGTAGCATAAAGACACAGTCAAAGAGTACATGGCTGAGATCTCTTTTGAGTCCATCTTTTTAACCTTGCCGCTCAAAATATCTGACGGATTAGGCATTTTGCTGGCATGTTTACGATGCGCCATAAACTTAACAGCCAAGCCTTCACCAACAGAACCCGACACCAAATCAGTCAATGTGTCGTTATCGCAGTCGTCATCTGTAAGCAATTCGCTAACAAAAGACCAGGAGCGTGGAGTAGCAAAAGCACGTGAGCTAGACTTAGGATCAAAGTCGTACAAGTCCTTTTTAGCAAAAGTCAAATAACCAACTACATCTTGGTGGATCTTGTTTTCAACAGCCCACTCAAAGTAGTCATCCCAATCTACTGTCATTTCCAAGTGAACAAAACGGTTTGCCAATGGAGCAGGCATACGGAATGTAACACCTTTGTCAGTTTCACGATTGCCAGCGGCAACCATTACTACGTTATCAGGCAATTTATAAGTGCCAACCTTGCGATTCAAAATCAGCTGGTAAGCCGCGGCCTGCACACTAGGTGCGGCACTGTTCAATTCGTCCATGAACAAAATGATAGTTTTGTGTTTTTTGGCTAGCTCTGCATCTGGCAGTTCGCTTGGAGGTGCCCACACCATTTTACTGATGTTGGAGTCAAAATATGGAATACCTTTGATGTCAGTGGGTTCCCAAAGGCTCAAACGAACATCGATCACATGAGCATCAAGCTCTGAACCAAGTTGTTTAATGATATCGGATTTGCCAATTCCTGGGGGACCCCAGATAAAGATTGGACGTTGATTTTTAAATGCCTTACGCAAAGATTTTTTAGCACCTTTTGGTCCGACTGTGCGACTTACTAATTCTGCCATTTTTTGCTCCTAAAAAGTTAATGGATTTTGCAGTTCATGTTAGTATTATAACGCAATTCCTAGAAGGTGTCAATCAGGTTTTAGATCTTTTTCACGCTCAGTCATGGCCTTTATTAGCCCAAATTTTCTAATGTCGTCTGAAAACAACATTAGCTCAAAACTTTTACGTTCTGAGAATACAGTGATTGACATGTTGGTGAGATGATATGGACAATCGATGTAGCGTTCTAAAAATATAATAGTTTGAGGACTCAGTTCGATTGGTTCGGTAAAGGGAATTTCGTAGCATCTCAAATCTAATTCGTTAGTCAAAAATTCGTAACCGTCGTCACTTAGACGAAAGGCATTCTTTTTGTTTACTCGATTTGATTGCCACCATTTACGTGAAAATAATTGTAGGTTAGCATCGTCTGTACTCTTGCCCCACTCACGTAAAAATATTTTGGTTAATGTATCTCTGTCTGTCATTTTACCACGATTCCAGTAGTCAACTTGACCACTTGGAAATCTTCACAACCAAAAGTCAAATTTAATTTTTTTGCTAGATTGTGAGCGTGACCTGGATTTGAAAAACTTACTTTTTTATATTTCGGCCCAGGATAGCTGGTAAGACTGTTGAACGATTTTAGATTAAAAGGCTCGTTCTTATAGAACACAGCCCAAATTGCTTCGGCTTCTAAAATTTGTTCAGCTTTGTAAGTTTTCTTGTTAACGCTTTCAAGCAAAACTTGCGGTTTAGGTCTAGACATAGTGTATCCAAATATATACACGTATATTTATCCTAATTATTCTTTAAAACCGCCACCGTCTATTTCTATGCTAACGACGCCACTATCTATACTTTTTCTCAACTGATTGAACATTGTTTCATAGTCTTGTAATAACTTGTCTTGAATTTCGTTCAATGCAAGACTTAACATTCTAGCCTGCTGAATTGGCATTTTGACTTCTTTGTTTTGTGCTAGTTCAGCAGATCTCAACAGTTGAGCAAATTGTGATATTGGCCCTAAATTAATCTGATTTTGCATTTGACAGTACCTGTTTCATTTCAAACTCTGTTTTAAATGGACCTTTAAATTCGTTACGTTCCAGTGTGATCAATTTGGGACAAAAACTGCGTACCCAGCCTTTGTTGAATTTAATTGTGTAATAACCTGCACAATACAAACTTTTACTAGCACTGCTTTTGGTAAACAACGGTAATTTATGTCTAACATCGTACATACTGTTATACGGCTCTACACTGGTAGGAAATCCATGACATTCATGCACATCTGGTTTGGTAACTTTGACTTTGGTGCTGTTTAAGAAAAACCCAGTTCCAAATTGTTTAGTAAGATCATCTTTCTTATTAAACATAACTTCGCCTACAGTACTACTGAGCACAAATTTATTATTTTCTTTTTTGTGTAGTGTGGCAATTTTGGTACCGTCTTGTTCAACGATCCAAAATTTACCATCTACGATTGGTTTTGCGTGTATGTCTGTCATGCTGTTTCCTTCTCTGGGTATCTTGCTTGGAATGGTTCTGCATAGATTTGTATGTTGTCTGCAATTTTTTGCATGTCCCATGTATTACAAAACTTCAACATACGAATGCCTACTTGCGTAACTTCTTTGGGCTTGGCATTATTTTCAATTGTTTCTGTAATCAACGCTTTAATCTCAGCAGGCTGTGCTGTCAAGTCGCATAACTGTACATTACGCTGATAGTCTTCTAGCACACGATGTTCTTCACCATTATGGTCTACCCAACGTTGCAACATGAGGTTGTTCCAATTATATCCGCGAGTTTTGCGATCGGCAAATGCCTCTTGGAGACCAACTTTATTCTTTGTCCCTTTCGTTCGTACACCTGGATAAGCCGAAAAGACATTGTCACTTGTGTCACCTCGCATGCATTTCTCAAACAGCATCCATTCTGGATCTTGTGCAGGCTTAGGCTCGCCTGTCTTTTTATCTTTAACAGGTTTACCTTTAGCATCAAAGATTCCTTCGTGTGTAATATGTAAATCGCCTACACCGTTATATTGGCTAACAGTGGGACTTACCAATTGTGCAAAATCTCCGTCTGTTGAAATGATAACGTGTTTGGCATCAGTATGTGTTTGTACCCAGCCTGCAATCAAATCGTCTGCTTCTAGCTGTTTGTGCTGTAATACTGTACAATTGGTTTTTTCAATAATGAAATCTTTAAATTGATCAAATGCTTCCCAGAACAACTTGTCTTCTTCTTGTTGTTTTTCAGTCAATGCATCTCTAGCTTCTTTTCTATTGGCCTTGTACGGCTTGTAATGATCTTTGCGCCACGAGCGACCTTCGAGGCAGAACACCACATGAGTACCGCCAAAGTCTTGCCAGGCTTTTTTGATACTGTTAAAAGTAATATGAAAGGCCATGCCAAGTTTAATATCAGCACTGCCTTGCACCACATGTCTAGCACGAAAGAACGTGTTAGCAGTATCAACTATGATATATGTCATTCTACTACGGCTTTGCCGTTTCCTAATCTGTTTACGTTAATATAACCACCAATTGTTTTTTGTGGGTCTTGACCTGCTTCGGCTAACATGTTGCCTGCAAGATCTCTAAACCACCGATCAACAATTTCTTCTTCCGGATCGCCATCAAAGCCATATCCAGCTTGTTTTAATTGTACTATAAACTCTGGGTTCCAGTCAAGCTCAAAAAAGCCATTTCGAATATTGTCTTTGTTCACATGAGTATCCAACACAGCCACCCATGCCTCGCCTCGCGCGGTAGCACGTTCTTTTGGTGTAGATTTGGCAGTTGCTTCATCATCCAATGCTTTTTTGGTTTCTTCTTGTGCCCTTGCTTTCTCTGCCAGCAATTTGTCAATACCAAATATTTTACTAAAAAACTTTTTCATTAAGTTCCCCACTCATTTTTAAATAACGGTACTTGTAGTCTGTCACTGTATCTAAACCCAGCTTTCATAGCCAAGTCTGCCACTCGACGATTGTTCAAGTTATAAACACTTTCTACACCACCAACTGGCATTAGATATATTGGACCTTGAAATCCTGCCAGTCTATAGATATCCGAAACTTCGATGGCTTCGTAGGCATCATCTTCTGTAGCCACTACAAATTTCAAATATGTAAATCCAACTTCTTGGTACTCACAAACAATATCCGGACGAATTGCTTCTGCACGACTTTCACCACTGCAACTCAGTTTAGCACTCACACTAAATG